TCGCCTTTATTGCCACCGATCCGCGTTTATTGGAGAAGTGGCAAGGCAAGATACTATTTTTTAACTCGCCGTTACCGAATGCCGAGCTCATACAAAAAATAGATGCGATCGAGGAGTTTAATCACTTCTTGTCAACTGGTGGGAATGTACTAGGTGCGTGTTTATACTTTGCTAAGTCAATTTTGGCGGCACACCAGATTATCTATACAGGTGCAGATTTCTGTTTTGGTTATGATCATAGGTTCCATGCTTGGGATAGTAAGTACGACGCAAATATGGGCCACGTCATGTGGTGTACAGATGTTTACGGGATACGTCGTAAAACATGGCCGTCCTACTATAACTTTAAAGCTTATTTTGACTCGGTGGCTATGCGGGCGCCTGGAATATACTATAATTGTAGTGGGGGCTGTCTCGGATCATACCCCGAAGGTAACATCGCGGCTTTTCGCTATATGGATTTGGCTGATTGCCTTAGAATGTTCAATATCAACGACGAGCTAGACGCGCAAATGGCGGATGCTAAAGCGCAGAAAAAAATACTTTATTCATAGGGAGTGTGAATATGGCCTGGACCGCGACAAAAGTAGTAGAAGCCGTAGTTGGCGATAAGCGTTTGCAAGTTTGGGATTTGCTCGCTGACTCTGCAACATATGAGCTTTCAACTGGTTTGAAAAACATTTCTGGTATGTCCACCGCGATTAACACCGCAACAAGTGGCGCTATCAAATTTAAGCCAAACATCCTTTCAGCTGGAACGGCTGCCCTTGGTAATGTTGCAATTACCGGCGCCACTTCTGCTGATCGCGTTTACCTAACCGTTTACGGTAACTAATTATGAGCTACGGACCTGTACAGGTCTTTAGCGTATCAATGGCTTGTGGGGCAACACTCTCAAGCTATATTGATTTGCAAAAGGCTTATAATAAAATCAGCGTTGTAATCCCAACAATGACATCTGGCACTGACGTTTACTTTCATGGTGCCGGTCTGGCGACTGATACGTTTCGTCGTATCAATCATCCGCCGAACTCAGTTTCATCTACTGCGGGCGCACAGTTCATTAGTTCAAGCATCACGCAATGCGTGGTTCCTTTGAACAATGTTCACGTTCAGTACTTAAAAATAGAGCATAGCACTGCGATGACCGCAGCGGCCGCTTCATACAAAATTATTTGTTCAGACTAGGAGTTTCAGTGAGTACCAAGGTTAAAGTTTGGAATGATAACGTTCACCCGTTTACGCAAGACTACAAAGGCGACAAGGTAACTATCCCGGCTAAAGGATTTGTCGAGATGGAATGGGACGAGGCGATTAGCTTTAAGAGCTATCCCGCGAACATGGAGTTTGATGGTATGGGCCAACAAAAACCGGAGTCATTTAAAATGATCCGCGTTGAGGGTAAGCCAAGTACCACTAACCAAGTTGTTGCATATAAGTCACATAAAGACGGGAAGATCTTCGGATCTAGAGCAGAGCTAGAAGCATACGAGTCCGCATTCACAGAAGAGGCTTTTGCTGACACTGAGGGTGCAAAGATCGCAGCTACTAAGCGTGGTAAAACCGCAACAAAAGAGGCTACCGTCTAATGAGTAATGGCGTCGTACAAATCAACGGATACTGGGACATGACCCTTTATGGTTCTGACGGCGCTGTTAAACAACATGTTCACGGTAAGAATGTGATCACGACTGCGGGTAAAGAGGCGCTGGCTAATTACCTCGCCTCTGCTGCGGCGTCTGCTACAAGAAACCCATTTTACTTTATCGCGATTGGTACAGGCGGAACCGCTGAAACTGCGGCCGATACTGCTATGAGCGTTGAGACTGCTAGATCTGCGGGGACTGCCAGCTTTACTGGTGGCGCTGCGGTTTACAGTGTTTACGCAACGTTTGCGGCTGGCGTTGGAACTGGTGCGATTGTCGAGTACGGCCTATTTGATACATCTGCAGCGGGCACTCTTTTCTCAAGAGACACGGAAGCCGTGATTAACAAGGGCGCTAGCGATAGTTTGGTTGTTATTACACAGGTAACTTTGAGCTAGAAATGAAATGGCCAGTTTCGTCAAAACAATCACGAACCGACTAAATTTATTTGGTGCTGATGTACCAAATAAGTGGGGCGTGATGCTTTGGGGAGATAATTGGGGTTACGGTAACGGCGAAGTAATTGAGATAGTTTACAAGAATATAGGCGAGTCACTAGCTTTAGCTGACGCTGTTTTCCCCCAGGCAATTTTCCAAAGAACTTTTAACCAAATCCTAAACGTTACTGGTGATATGTCTTACGAGGGGCTGATGGATCCGCGGGGCTATAACATCATATTTGTTACCTCGGCAAATGCGGAAAGTCGGCCGTTAACCAGTTATACTACTATTAGCGCGACTGATGCGACGTACACGACGCAAGTGAACACTCAAACAACATGGACGTTGGTATGACCCCTACTGATTTAGAAACATTCGTAAGACAAAGATACAACGCTGTTGGTGATACATTTTTTCCGCAAACAGAGATATTTAATTTCTTCTATAAAGCGCAAGTTGAGCTATCGATCGAGTTTGATTGTATCGAGCGCGTATACACGACGACAACGGTTGCTGACCAACGTGAGTATGATTGGCCGGAGCGTGCGCTAAAGATTGCTCGTATTACCTACGACGGCGATAAGCTAGATCCGAACGATTTTCTAAGTGACGATGTTTTCACTGGCGATAACGAAAACGAAACGATGACAGGTCGTCCCGAGTATTACCAGCAATGGGGCGATGCTTTATATCTGAGGCCAGTGCCGGGCACGAACGAGGCCGGTGTAACATTAAAACTTTACACCTACGATATGCCGTCGGTTCCGAGTTCGCTTGGAACGCTTGATGTCCCAGCTGTTTATCACCCATTCTTGGCTGACTATGCCTTGTGGGCAATGTGTATGCAGGATCAAAACCCCGCGATTGCCGATAGGTTTTTAAACGCTTGGAAAGAAAGTAAGAAAATCGTCTCATCTCTTGAGAGAGAGAAATTAGTAGCAGACCGCTTTGTCGTCGTCAGGGATATGGATACGCTTAACCGTGAGTCGAGGTTATATCGGTGAGTCGCGATCACGACATAATCTATCCCGCCAAGCAACGTCAGAACTTTGACGGTGGGAAAAATAGCAAATACGAGAAGCATCTAATTCTCGATAACGAGTCGCCTGATGCTTTAAACGTCGTGTTCACAAACGGTGCGGTCGAAACAAGGCCCGGTGTTACTAAGTTCAACACGGCTTCAGTCGGTAGCTTTGCTGGTGATGGTTTATATACGCGTCACGATAGAACCGGCGTTGAGAGTATGTGCGCTTTCTGGAACGGTAGTTTATACGTCGCGTCGGGAACAACGTTTAACACAATCCCATCAGCTCAATCGGTGTTCACAGCCGGTGTTCGTGTTGGCGCGGCGGAGCAAGAGAATTACATTTTCTTTGGTAACGGAAACGTAACCCCATATAAATATAACGGTGCGTTTACAAGGCACGGCGTACCGGCACCAACGCAAACAGCAACCGCCGCAAGCTTTGCAACTGGTTTCGTTACGGGCTTATATCTCTACAGATATACTAACGTAAACTCGGCCCTGGTTGAAAGTGACGGCGGACCGATCTCGGTAACGTTTACTGCGGCATCAGCAACGGTGCAGGTATCGGGTATTGCCACAGCACCCGCATCACACGGTGTTAATGCACGCAGGCTTTACCGAACCAAGAATAATTCGTTCGCCACATACTTCAGGGTTGGCGAGATTGCTAACAACACAGCGACTACAACCACAGATAACTTAATTGATGGTCAGCTTGGGGCTGAAATGCCGCGTGATGCCGGTGAGCCACCCAATTACTCGATAATTATTAACCATCAGGGGCGTCTATTCTGTAACGATACGGCAAACCCAAGTTTTATTTGGTACTCCGATATTGATGCGAACGGGTCTAACCCGTATGTGTTCCCAGCGACTAACTTCTTTCAGGTCGGCGATAACTCTGGCGATCTAATTCGCGGTCTAGCGGTTCACGATAACGGTCTGCTGATATTCACAAGTAACGGCGCATATATTGAGTATATGCCGTCACCTGACGATACTGAGTGGGTGCTTGTTAAGCTTAGATCTAGCTACGGATCTAAAAGCCCGTTCGGCCTATTCAGCTACAACAACAAGATCATGTTCCCCGCTATCCAGAACGCTAAGATAGTGGGCTTTGCCGCTGTTGCTGGTAACGCTGTCGATCCCGAGGCGACCTTGCTCACGGTATCTGCTGCGGGTTCTGATATGAAATCAGACCGTATTGAGCCTGATGTTTTCGATATGTCTGAATCATTTGTCGGCCGTATTAGCGCGATGGTTTTCCAAAACAAGGCTTACATCACATTCGCTAACGGTTCGGATGCTACTGCAAATAACCGCATGTTTGTTTTCGATTTCTCGATTGAAAACCTGACTAAGAAACAAGAGGCGTCTTGGGTTCCGTGGACTGGTTTATCTGCCGAGCAGATGACTGTTTATAACGGCAAGCTTTACTATCAATCATCCGCAGCGGTCGGCTTTGTTCACGAGATGTTAAAGGCTGATCAATATAACGACGACGGCGCGGCAATTAACTCGTATTTCTGGACTAAAGAGTTTAGCGGTATTCCGGGTGATGAGCAGACCTACAAAGACTTTAGATACACCAACTTGCTTTATGAAAAGGCCGGCGCTTATTTCATGAATTTAAATTACCGCACCGACTCTGACCTTGGTGACGGTAACGTTTTGCAAGTTAGTCTCAATCCTGGCGGATCACTATGGGGCACAATGGTTTGGGGTCGTGACAACTGGGGTGGCGGTCAAGCCGAGGGTGAGCAAAAGCTTTACTTTGGTCAATTACGCGGCAAAAGATTACAATTGCGTTTCAGCAATCAAAATACAGTGAATCAGAAATTCAAAATAGTAAGTATGCAATTTGGATATAACAGGAAAGGGAGACGATAATGGCATTACCCCCAAACGCTAGTCCCAACGCGTCGCGGATTGACCGTCGCTTTGATGTACTTCGCAGTAAAGTTGAACAAGACGCTGGCGCGGCTCAGCAACAAGCACAAGAGGGCTTGGCTCGTAAAGCGGTCGCTGGTGGCAATCAAAACTCTGGTGCTTTTATTAAGCTTCAGGGTCAACAGACAGACGAGCTTAATAAACAAAAACAAAATGCTTTATCTGATGTTGAAGCACAAAGAGAGGGCGCACAGGCCCAGGCTGACGAGATACAGGCGCAACGTGATTTTGCTAAATCTGAGCGTGAAGCTGGACAAGACTTTGCGTCTTACCAAGCTCAACTCGGTCGCAAGTTTGAAGCAGATGAGGCGTTCCGAAATAGGGCATTCACGTCGAAAGAATCGGCATTGCAACGCGGCTTCTCAGAGAAGTTATTCAACAAAGAAATGAACTTTAAGAAACAAGTTCAAAAAGATGCGAACTCACAGTTTGCTAAGCAGTTTAAAATGGCTAGCGAGCAGTTTGATTTCGATAAAGAAGTTTCGAAATTTAATATGGATATGGCAACCAAGCAGTTTAATAAAAAGTCTATGACTGAGTCGTTGATCGGTGGCGGATTCTTGGGCGAAAAGGCGGGAAGTGTCGTCGGTGGGTGGACGGGTCAAGATAATCTCGGTGCTGGTTTTGGTAGCGGTAGCTTTTAAAAAATTTAGGGAGATAAAACAATGGCGTTCTGGGCCGCTGCCATTCCGGCAGCAATGAATTTACTAGACGGCGCATCTAAAAAAGCTCCGGTTCAACAAGTATCGTCGCCCGTCGATCGGCGAATGGGGAATATTTCATCGGACCCAAATAATGTTCTTAAGCAGGGTCGATCTGCATTAGACCAAGCGGACGCTCAGACAAGGGAAAGCCTCGCCCCGGTTTTAGATGAGGCGATTAAGAAATCTGCTCAACAAAAACAACAAAACCAAGGGTATTAAAATGGCTGTTCAGGTCATGGGTGTCGAAAAGAAAAAGGACGATATGGGTGACGGGATTATGGGTGCCGCCAAAGACCTTGGTATGGGCTACCTGAAATCCAAAATGGGTGGCGCTGGCGGCATGACTGATATGCTGAAGGATGCTCCTAAAAGCGGATCCGGAACATCACTCGGTGAGCAGATTAACGCTCAAGGCGGGTCGGCCAATCAGTCGTCTGCAAGTTCACCGCGTGACCGCAGAATGATGCGAGGTTACTAATGCCAGTCGCAGTTAACATGCCGGGCAGGAAAGATGATGGCGCTGATTTGTTGGCGTCCGCAATATCTATCGCTCGTGACGTCTACAAAGTAAAAATGGACAACAAAGCGCTTGATGCGGCGAATAAGCTGAAGGCTGACGACAGACTTGCCAAGACCGCCGAGGAAAATCGCGGCTTTTTTGAAAAATGGATTCCGACAAAAGAAGGTGACCCCGACGCCGTTTCGCTAAGAACGCCCGACGGTCAGGACGGTCTATATAAACTAAGAAGCGGTGCGGAAAAACAAAGCGAGCTTGCGTATAAAACCAAAAAAGACGAGGCCGATCGAAGGCATGAAATAGTTTTGGCTGGCGCAAAAAAAGACTCCGCCGAAACCAAAACAACCGAGGGCGAAAGACTCACGGCAATCTATGGACAGCGGCTGCAGCAATCAAACGATATTATCGCTGGTTTAGAGCAAGATGCAGATGCCGATCTAACCGGCGCCAGTGGCGGTATAGCGCGGATGTTACCAAATAGCGCGCAGGGTAAAAAGACCCAAATGTTCGAGCAGGCCAAACGAAACTTCTTAAACGCCGCTCTTAGAAAAGAGTCTGGGGCAAGTATTTCACCAGACGAACGCGCTAGCGGCGAATTGCAGTATTTTCCTCAATATGGTGACGACCCCGATACGCTTGCGCAAAAGGCCGCTAACCGTCAGCTTGTTATTGATGGTTTTAAAACCGCGTCGGGCAAAGCCTGGGAAAATCTAAACACAACGGTGGCCGATAAGAAAAAAGAATCAGCCGGCCCCTCTCTAGAGGACCTAATGGCCGAAAAGATTAGGCGACAAAAACAAGGCACCGCGCAAAACAAATAGAGGCAATGGATGGCCGATTTAAAAACAATGAGCGATAGCGAACTTGATGCGATGATCAAGCAAAAGAGTTTGTCGTCTATCCCGGACGATGAGCTTGATAAGATGATTGCCGCGAAGGTCGGTCCATCTCGTGCTGAGCCTAAAGGCGTTATTCAAACTATCGGCGAGACTTACGACAAATATGCGGGCGCTCCTGTTCGTGCTGGTTTTGACGAACTTGTGCGAACTACTCCTGAGTTTGGTAAGGAAAGACCCTCTGTATTTGGCAACATCGTAGGCGCTGGTAAAGCGTTTGCTAATCAGTTTGGTGAGGACCCAAGTTTAGCACCAACGGGTAAGGATATTGCGCAAAAGCGTTTTGGTTTTAACGATAACTATCGTCCTGCGACGACAAACTTCTCTGCTGGTAAGCTTGGTTTTACTCCTGAGGGTGAGGGCGGAATTACTCAAAAACAACTTGAGAGAGCGGCCCCAAGTCCTTCTGACGCAGTCGGTGTTGCGTTAGATGTTGGTTTAGATATCGGTAACGTTATCCCGGTCGGGACGATTGCTAAAGCTGGCGCAAAAGGCGTTAGTGGTGGAGCAAAGCTTGCTCTAAAAGGTAGCCAAGCGGCACTAGAAGCAATCCCTGTTGTTGGTGATATTACAAAGGGCGCAACTAAAACGGCGAAAAGTGCCGAGAAGGCGTTATCTAGTTTCCTTAATCCCAAGCAAGCCGAAAACTTTGCCGAATTATCAGAGATCGCGTCAAAGCATGGTATCGATATATCCGCAGCGCCTGAAGCTGTTGAGTTTGGTAAAAACAGTTTTATATCTCGTGCGTCACGCGTTCAAGCTGAGGGGCCGCTTGGTCAACAAAGACTAGAGGGTGCTACTAAGTTTTTCCAGGATACGACGAACGCTTTTGATAAGCGCATTGCCGATGCTTCTGGTGGCGAGATACTAAGCCGAACTGATGCCGGTCAACACATCCGCGATAGCTTTGACAATTCGATTTCAAATTTGTTTAAAGAAAACGAAGTCAGATACAGCACTATTGCTCAGCAAAACCCCGGATTACCAATTGACCCTAAAAAGTTTGGTGAGCTGAATGATTATCTAATCAAAGTTGCCGACGAGTCTAAAAAGGCGATAGGCAGGGCATTTACTCCGCAGCAGAGCCAACAAGCTCAGATGTTGCTAAACAAGATCGACGCTATTTGGAAAGAAGGTTACACCCTAGACGGTGCGGTCGACGTTTTACAAAACGTTGGCGAGGTTGCGTTTCCTAAGGGCGGCCAAGGTTTGATGGTTGGTCCTGATTTAAAGAAGACTCGCGACCTATATTTTAAGCTTCGCGATACCATTATTGACTCAGTTGAAACGACTGTTCCCAATGGTGTTAACGTCGCTACCAAGCTTCGTAAGAGTAACGAAAATATAACGAAGTTTATGAAGTCGATTGAACCTATTGAGGGTGTGGTTGCTAATAAGAACCTAGCTCCCGAGCAGGTTTTCGATCGCCTAACCAAATCAACTAATCAAATTGATGCGCTTAAATCCGTATTACCCGCTGAGGATTTCAATAAGATCAAGGGCGCTTATATGGATAGCCTAATCGGCACGTCCAGGTCGCCTGAGGGCATTATTCAATTTGGAACAATCCGCAATAAGCTTGGCAACAGAGCAAATAGCGAGATTGTCAAAAAACTGTTTTCGCCAGAAGAATTACAGGACTTAGCGGACCTTGGTAAATTAGCCGAAAGCGCCGGTAATTCAATTATGAGCACATCTGGAACTGGTGCGTCGAATGGCTTCCTCAGCACAATTAAAGATTTACCATTTCGTGCAGCTGGTGAGAGTTTAATCGAGTCACAGAAAGCCAGAGCGCGCGGTTTATCTTTACCAAAAGAAGCCGCTGCGGCTGTTCGTGATGTAACGCCACGCCCACTATTCGGCCCGCAAGCTATTGGCGCTAAAGAGGCGCTTGGGTTAAGATTACCGCAACAAATATCAATACAAAAACGCAATCAAGATAAAGAGAGAGGTCGATAGTTTTGTACGCAGATCACTACGTTAAAAGGTTTCATGAAAGCTATATCGAAGAGCCGAATACTGGTTGTTGGCTGTGGACTGGGCTGGTTAATGAGAAACGCGGAAATTATGGTCGTTTTTTTGTTAATCGAAAATCGATAAGAGCGCATAGAGCGTCATGGCTTATTGCTCATGGAGAATGGCCAGCCGATAAGCTGGTTTGCCATAAATGCGATACACCGCAGTGCGTTAACCCAGAGCACCTATTCTTGGGTACGGTTCAAGATAATTCTAATGATATGAAAAGAAAAAACAGACAGGCCCGCGTTCTTGGTCAAGATCACAATATGGCAAAACTAACAAATAACGATGTTATCGAAATAAGAAAACGAATTAAGTCGGGCCAAACACAGAGAAGTTTAGCTAAACTATATAATGTTTCGCCCGCATTGATTTGCGTAATAAATAAAAACCAGAGATGGAAACATCTAGGAGGGTAGCTCTATCGCTTTTATAACTGTGACCTATTCGTTTTTGAATGGGACTGCGGCTGATGCGAGCAGTGTCAATACAAACTTCACCGACCTTATCCAGGGCACATCAGACGGAACCAAAGATTTCAACATCAGTGCGCTAACCGCCGCTGGTGTTGCAACCCTTAACGGTAACGTTATTCTTGGTAGCGCGTCGGGCGATGACTTAACTATCAACGCTTCGTTAGCTGCATCCATTCCAATTAAAACAACCAGAACATACGATATTGGATCTGCGGATCTCGGCTTGCGCATCCTATATCTTGGAATGAACAGTACGCACACGATTGCGTTGCAGGCACCAAGCTCCGGCGCATCTGCAGACTATTCGTTAACACTGCCGCCAACAACGGGAACAATTTACGATGTTCCCTACTCATCTGATGCGGCGTCTACGTTGCTTTGGAAAAAGGATTCGGCTCTTGCTACTAACGCCTCTGGCGGTACAAGTGGGGTAACGCTTACAACATCAAGCACGAGTGTTAGTGTATTTACACCATCGGCGGCAATTACAATAAAGCTAGATAACTCATTTACCGCTGGCCGCCAGATTACCATTGTTAATAACGGAACTGCTGAAATCAGTTTGACCGCTAATGATAATACGGTAATTGCTACGGTTTACCGTCAGACATCCTATAAGTGCGTTTGTCCTAGCGCGTCTCCTGCTGCCAATACGGATTGGCTTGGTTTAACGCCAATTATTAGCCCGTGGATTTCAGCAACATCACCGACTGGTAGCTGGACTACCAACATGACCCACACTGCAAAATATAAGCGTAACGGGTCAGTGATGGATGTAATTCATATGGTTCAAGTTACTGGTGCTATCGGTACGCCGGGAAACCTAACTCTTACTATCCCAGAGTCTAAAAGCGTTGAGACTGGCGACCTTCTGTCTACTAGTGCGAACAGGCACATTTTAGGCGACGGAACCCTTGACGGTAACGGTGCCCGTTTATTTCAATGTATCGTGGCCTACAGTTCAACGACCGTTGTTGGAATATACAATCCGGACGATACGGCCAACGGCTTAGACCGTGGCGTACTTGCCCACAATACCGGCCCATTCTCGTTTGCATCAAACGATAAAATCATCGTGCGCTATCAGGTTCCAATTTCGGGATGGTCTGCAACCAAGGGTTAGATTGACATTCATGCTGTCAACTTTTAGAGTTAATACATATTAATTTTTAAAAGTTGACGTTTATGCTTTTTATGGTTTATGCCCTGGCGGCTTTGTGTATTTTCATGTCTCTATTAGCGCTTTTTTGGGTATTTCGCGCCAGAAATTTCCAACTACAACTCAAATCCTTAAAAAACAAATTTAAAGAAAACCCAAGCTACGAAACCCAGCAATTCATGGCCGATTTGCTTCGTGGTGACGTCTTATTTCACATTGAACGCGTGGCACCCGAAAGCGTTTTCATTCGAAGGGATTAGAATGAGAGTTTTACTTATTGGCGGAACTGGAACCCTGGGAAACGCTTTGACCCCAAAGCTTTTACTCTCTGGTCACGAAGTAACCATATTTTCCCGCGAAGAAATTAAGCAGAAGAAAATGGCCGCCACATATCCCGGATGTCGCTATGTTCTTGGTGATGTACGTGATTTAGAAAGCGTTACCGAGGCCTGTTGGGACGCTGACGTAGTATTTCACTTAGCCGCGATGAAGCACGTGGACCTCGCTGAGACAAATCTATCTGAGTGCATCAAAATCAACTTAACCGGAACACTTAACGTCGCTAAAGCTTGCCGGATTAGTGAGGTTAGCTATGCCGTGTTCTCGTCGACCGATAAAGCGGTGCTACCTATCAATAGCTACGGGTATTGCAAAGCCTTGTCTGAAAAGGTTTGGTTTGACGCTGGTGTAAAAAGCGGCGGAGATATCTACAATGTTTTCCGATGGGGTAACGTGCTCGGTTCTAGGGGCTCTGTGCTTCATAGCTTTGTCCAAACCCTGAAACAAGAACGTAAAGTATACATCACAGATTTACATATGACCCGCTTCTGGATCCACATTGACGACGCGGCAAACTTTATGCTCGAAAACTTTAAGTTTGGAAACGACGGCAATCCTTATATCCCAAATATGAAAGCTGCGGCATTAATCGACCTTGCTCGTATTACCGCGCAGTACTTGGGTATCAATGATTACAAGGTTGTTCCAATACCTATTAGGCCTGGCGAGAAAATGCACGAGTCGCTCGATTATCACGACCCTGATTTTGAATTTAAAAGCAACACTGCGCCAAAATACACTGACGATGAATTAATGGCTTTAGTCGAAAGGACACTCGGTGAATAAACTCGTTTACATACTTGGCTATAACGGCAATATGGCCTCTCGTTACAAAGCTATTCTTAACTTTCTTGGTGTAGCGCACGTTGGTCACGATAAGAACGAACCGTTTCATTATCAGGCTCACGAGGCGACTCATTTTATTGTTTGCACACCAACCGAAAGACACCTGGCTGACATTTCAGCCTGCCTAAGCTTTCAAAAGCCGATCTTGTGCGAGAAACCGTTAACTAAGGAGCTTTCCGCATTGCTCGACGTTAACGACGTTTGGAGAAGCGATCGGCACCTGATTTCTATGGTTAACCAGTACGCCGAAATAGCTGGCACCGCTCAAGATGAGCCTTCTTATTACAACTATTTCAAAACAGGGGGCGATGGGCTCTACTGGGATTGTCTTAATGTTCTCGGCCTAGCAAAAGACGGCTGTATCGTCAATAACACTAGTCCTGAGTGGCAATGCACGATTAACGGTAAACAGCTTGGTATCGAAATGATGGATCAAGCCTATATCGACATGATCGACCGCTGGATTGCTAACCCGATATCTAACTGGGAGTATGCGCTTCACGCCCACACTAAGGTTGCTAAGATTTTGGAGCACGCATGCCAGAAGTCTTAATTGCAATCCAAGCCAGATCGGGCAGTAAACGCCTACCAGGAAAGTCTCTTAGAATAATCGATGATCAAATCATGGCGGGGCATGTTTTCAATACCGCACAACTTAGCGCATCTTATGTAAATCGTGCGTCGGGTAGCACTAACATCACAGCTAAAACCTGTTTGGTTGTTCCTAAAGATGACCCGCTAAAAGACCATTTTGATGAGCGTGATGTAATTGAAGGTCCTGAGGATAACGTCCTTGAGCGATATAGGATTGCTTACGAAAAATATTCGCCTGACTACATCGTGCGGTTAACGGGTGATTGCCCGCTAATTATCCCGACCATCATTACAAAGCACATTACCGCGTCGATTGGTATTAACCTCGATTACTGCTCAAATGCTTACGAGGATATGCGCACCTTTGTTGACGGTTACGACGTTGAGATTATCTCGGCTAGGGCGTTTGAATGGCTTGTCGATAACGCTACCAGTTCGTTTGATCAGGAGCACGTTACGACGCTACTACGGCGTGAAAAGCCGCGTTGGGCACGTTTTGGTGTGGTGCTTGCCCATATTGATCTGGCCGATATTAAGCTCAGTGTAGATACCTTAGAGGACTTTGAAACCGTTACCCGAAAAAAGACGAGCCTTGATAATAAATATAAATTAGCAAAAGAGCGTGGCTATGCAGTCTTTAGATTCTAAAATGGCTTGGTGGGTACGTGCACAAGACTCGGTAGCGCAGGGAGCGCTAACGAACAGTAAGCACCCCGATAGCCATGTTTTCGGAGTATATCCGACGCATATATCAGGTGGTAGCCAGGGGTGGGTGTACGGAACTGATGGGACCAGATATGTGGACTATATTTGTGGTCTTGGCTGCAATCTATTTGGCTATTCGCATCCATCTCTGATCGAAACTTTAACGCGTCACATGCAAAAAGGTTTTAGCCACAGCTTGCCGACGACTGATGAAGTTGAAACGGCTGAGGCCTTGAAGAGCATGTTCTACTTCGTCGATAAGTTTAAGTTTCTAAAGTCAGGCTCTGCGGCGTGTACTGCGGCTATTAAAATGGCGAGAGCATATACAGGAAGAAAACTAGTATTATCGGATGGTTATCATGGACACGAGGATGAGTTTGTTAGTCTTACTAGCCCTGCAACCGGCGTTCATACTTGCACTGATATTGTTAGATTTGATGAGTCGATACCTCTCGATAATGTTGCTGCTGTTATCATTGAGCCGGTTATTTCTAAGCTCGACGATGAGCGAATTGCGTGGCTACAAAATCTGCGAAGTCGTTGTGATAAGTCTGGTACTGTGCTTATTTTTGACGAAATTATTACAGCCTTTCGTTTTGACAAACATTCAGTCGCCCTAGCAACAAATATCTACCCCGACTTAATTCTGCTCGGTAAAGCAATAGCTAACGGTTTGCCATTAGCGGCTGTTGGCGGCAAGAAAGCCATCATGGACGGTGGCTATTTTGTTTCATCGACTTACGCCGGCGAAACCCTATCACTTGCTTCTTGTCGCTGGACTGTTGATACGTTGCTAAATAAACACAATTACAAAATTGGTAAGTTAATTGAACAGGGCGAACAATTTATTAAGCGGTTTAATGAGCTTGCTAACCCGTATGTGGCTCTTGAGGCTTACCCGACTAGGGGCGTATTCACCGGCGATCCTGTTAACAAGGCTTTATTCTTTCAAGAGGCTATAAAGGCGGGTTTCTTGTTCGGTCCTAGCTGGTTCTATTCATTCGCTAACTGCGAGTTTGACTATCAGTTCTTTGAGTTCCTAAAATCATTTGTTTCGCGCATGAAGCTTGGTCAGGTCAAACTTCAAGGCGCTATGCCTAAATCACCATTTGCACAGAGGGTACGAGATGGATCCAAAAATTAGTGAAGCAGTAAAGCATTTTGAGCCGTGCGTTAACTACGTCTATAAGAACGTCCCCGATGGGTTCGGTAAAGACATGGCGTTAGCTAAATGCCAAGAGGCTATCTGGTGGATGCTAAAAGCACACGAGGACGACCGTGTAATGAAAGAAGGCGGGGCAAAGGTTGAGACTAAGGCGGATTAAAGACTGGGACCTAAAATATCTATTTGAATGGCGAAATGATCCGGCAATTTATAAATGGTGCCGTCAGTTTGCTCCGCTTCATTTTCAGGACCATTGCGATTGGTTGGAAAAACAAAGGGTCGACCCCAAGATCGAAATGTTTGCGATGGATGTGGACGACAAACTGGTCGGCGTCTGCGGGTTGACTGATATTGACATGGTTAACCGCAGGGCTGAGTTTTCGCTCTATGTAGGCCCTGAGTATTGGCACCAAGGTTTCGCTAAAGACGGGCTTATTTCGCTCTTTGAATGGGGCTTTCATTCGCTCGGATTAAACCGCATCTACGGTGAGAGTTTCGATGGGAACCGCGCTATAAAAATGTTTGAGAAACTGGGCTTAGAGCATGAAGGGACGCGACGTGACTTTTACTATAGATCTGGCAATTTTGTATCTGCTCATCTTTATAGTATTTCTGCTGCAGATTTTAATCGTTTACATGGTAGCTAAAAGCCTATCGCCTAAACCACTAGCTGACGCCGTAGACTCGATTAAGAAAACAATTCTCCCCCAAAAAACGAGGGTTAAGTATAAACCCGTCGTTAACGACGAGGAGTCCCTTTGGGCTCTAGAGCAGGAACGTCTCGCTCATGATAAAATTGGTGGGTAGTATTTATGCCTAACCACGATTGCGTGGTAGTATATATAGACCACTTACAGAGCAAGGACGCGACGTATGAGCGGTTGGCCCGAACACGAACTATTCGTTGTCAAATCCCTTGAGCGCATTGAGGGTCGGCTTGAAAAGGTCGAGTGTAAGCTAAGTGACATTCAAGACACCGTCCACGGTCTTGATAAAGATCTCGGTGCAGTAAAAATTAAAAGCACATTCTGGGGCGTCCTGGGCGGTTTATTTTCCGGCTTTATCAAGTAAAATAGAATTACCACCACAAACGAAGGGAGTCGTTTTTATGGAAAAGGAAGTCATTACGCTTGAAGTGCCAAAGGCAGTTTACGGGTTGATGCTAGACGTTGTTGCATTTGTCGATCTAGTTGACGAAAAACTAGAGGACGGTTTTCAACCGATCGAAGACGGTGCGGCTATTGTCGTTTCAAAAGAAATCATCGCCATGATTAAAGCGATAGCCAACTACAAAGCAGCTTTATCTGCGGCGAAAGAAGACCCTGAAGGATCTCTCTTGGCTCTAATGCTTGGCGCAAAAGAAGCTTTTAAGAAAATCAAAGATTAGTATGTGGCCGGTACTTCGGCCTTTCATCGTTCAACTTCTAATTGCGGGGTTTAAGCAATGTTTAAACTGGCGTTCCTTTCTTTGCTTTTGGTCTCTTGTAGTACGCTGCAAGATTTGGCTAGCCCGCAAATTCTCAAACCAGACCCAAAAATAGTTTATCGCTACGATATGAAGCTCACGGTTAACGGTGTTTCCTCGTCTGGTGTTTTGGTTGTTCGTAAAGCGCCTAAGTACGATATCGAAATTGAGTCTAAGCAGACGATGGATCTATTAACGGTTAAGTCGTGCCACCGCGAAATGGTTCTAGAAAACGTGAACGAGCGTTACGGCTTATTTGGCACTAAACGCCGAAATGGCAAGGTTGGCTTTACTCCGCAAACCCTTGAACTAGAGGACTGTCCGCTAGACCTCACGGGTTTTTCAAAAGATACGGGTAAACACAGTTTTGGCTTTATCGACTTTGAAAACGATATCGATAAGCTGCCCGCAACTTTGCGCTGCGACGGAACGGCATACCAAGCTATGGGTGTATCAGCGTGTGGTGCTCGTTTCGGACTTGTTCAAGAGATAGAGTTTGCATCGGACGTTGCGGTTCACCCAGATGCTAATTGCCCACTTGGTGAGATTGCATCGCGGTCCTCGGGTAAGAAATTCATTTTCCCTGTTATCAAGGGCGTCTGTACGTACATATTTAAAGAAGAAGCGGGCGAGAAGAAAACCCACCGCTTAACGACTATTGGTTACGAAGAAATCTTAGTAAGGAGCATCGAATAATGCTTTCATTTCTTAGCTTGCTAGTTCCGGTCGCGATTAAGTTCTTTGATATCTACCTGTCCCGCCTAAAGGACAATAAAGAGGCGTGGGAAGCTTTTCAGCGGTTTCAACGTGAGATGGATGCCTACAGAGCAAAACGCGTATACGAGTCGGCTAAGGGTCAACGCGCAAGGCTTGACGAGAAAATCGATGATGGCAGTTCGGACAAGTAAGAGACATCTTTAGTTGTTCGGGGTCGTATTTGGTCCCAAGGTGTTCGCAAAGCCGTTTCAGCGCATCAGCCTTCATGCATCTTTCCCCACGCTCAAACCTAGATAGGGAAGACCGGCTAATCTTAAGCACCCTCGCCAAAGTCGTTTGTTTTAGCTTTCGTTCTTTACGATAAGCCGTCGTTAGGGCACGTAGTTCGTCAAGTGTCAAAGAACCCATAAGCACCTCAAATGAGGACTATGGGTAAATATTACAATATTAGTTTAAAGATTAGTATGGGACTAAGTGGCCGAGTAGTAGAGGTGTTCGGTCATCCCTCAAGCGCCTTTCTATATTTGTCTGCACAAGTAGAGCAGAACGCAGGCCAGCGCGCAGCTTTCGATGCCTTTGTTAAACAAAGTTCGTTACATTCTTCGCAACGATACGCGATTTCAGTTCCCGGAGCGGGAAAAGAACCATCTGAAAGCATTCCGTACCTCGTCAATGGTGGCTCAGGGTTTTTCTTTTTCAGAAGCTTGAAACGGTTCATTCCTCAAGCGCCTTTCTAGCGCGTTCGCCACCTTCGAGTTGAATATCCGAGTAACGTTCATCAAAACCATCGCGTTCGACCAGAATATAGTTTGTTTTGTCGGCGTATATTTCGAGTGCGGGCCACGCCTTTTCGAGTTCTTCGATTAGAAATTTGTCGCTGGCATTGACCCATTTTTCACTAAGCCTATTGTTGCTAATTGATGCGAGCCATTCCCTTTTTTCTCCGTACGTCACTTGTCTTTCTCCTTCGCAGGCGGGCTTGAGAATATCCTCGAACTTCACGCCACTACCCCAGGTATTAAATTCTCTTGGCTTTGAGCATTCCCTTGGTTTGGAGTCGTTAACTAGACCAAGTTCGCTGCAAAGCGTTTCGAATAGAATTAGATGATCAGCGTATATATTAGCGGCCATCTTAAATGCCTTTTCGAGCTGCTTTTTTGTTATCTCGATTTTCTTCTCTTCTAGCGTCATGTTTGCTCCGATGCTGCGGCTAACGCTTCGGCTAATTCTGCTGCGGTATCAGTGTCAACATAGCCCTCATAACCGTCCTCGATATTAAGCATGTATTCGACTTTCTCAGCCGCGAGCCTGATAGCTTCAAGCGCTTCGACGCGGGAGATAAGATAATTAATTGCTTCCCGTGCATACCCCCCGTACTCGTCAGGATCTTCTACAAGATGCTTTTTTATTCCCGCGAGTTTATTTAATCGTTCTTGGTTAGTCATCTTTTTGCTCCGCTCGGCAATGTAATAGCTTCAGCTACTGACCACCCACGTTTTAATCTGTAATAGGCGGTTTCACGACACAGACCGAATCTTTTGCACCAATCCGTTAGGCAAAGCGTTTCACCATCGATGGTGTACCATTTGTTTCGACTCGTGTTTCTTGACTGCGCGCTGGATGACGCCCATCTACAGTTTTCTTTAGAGTAGCCCTTTAGATAGTCAATCCTGTCTAAGGAGTGTTTCGGGCTCGGTGCCGGGCCCATATCGTTAATGAAGTTGGAAAAAAAACTCCACTCATCCGAAACGGTTATTCCTTTGGCTCCGTAGTTTCGCCATTCTGGCCTTTTCGGGTTGTTACACCGGCTACGCATGCCAATCCAAATCATATATTCTCTAGACTTTCTCTTGCCGTGTCTTTGGTATCGCCACGCTTTTTTCATTTACAGCCCTAACCTTTCGGCCATCCTGTTAACAATACATTTTGTGCTTTGGTCAGCAAAAATTCTATCGGTTGCAAATCCATATGCCTCCCAAAACTGCTCTTTCGTTATCGTGACGGCGGGGGATTGCAGCCTACTAATAGCGTCGTTCAATGCCATGTATTCGCGACCACTAAAGTGAACCGTTATCTTTTCATCATCCCTCATTCTCGGACCCATCCACGGTCGAAAACATGATACCGCCTTTAATAATGCCTCAAGGAGTTCAAGTCGCTCGATGTTGTTTTTAGGTTCGGTCATTTCCATTCATTTTCACTGCGCATTCTTTCGTATGCTTCGAAGTCCGTTTCATCCTCGTCCACCGATTCTCTCTCCAAAAGAATGCAGGCCTTATTGCCGCCGTCTTTTATAAACTTCACAACCCAACCATCTTCGATATAATTCGAGAGAGAACCGATACTGCCGGGTGTAAAAAAGAAATTGTGATATTGGCCAAATTCTTCCGTTACATAAACAATTTTTTGTTCGGTCATCTCGTTTTCTTCTTCTTATTTATCTGCTTAGCGCCGTTGAGCATAAGCTTCCAGAAGAGGGTTTTCGTTGGCGGCAGCGGCCCCTCGAGCAATTCAATGTCGTTCTTGAACATGATCGAGGATAGGCATTTCACTACCTCTTTGATTTGGGCAATAGAGAGATTCTTTTTTCCCGCCTCTAATTTGGATATTTCAACTGCTAGTTCGTTTAGGTTCATTTATCCGTTTCCTATTGATGAGGTTCCGATTCTTTCGATTAAATCCAAGGTCAATTTCAGCTTAACTTTAAATGAGTCAATGATTTCTTTTTGATGAGCGGTAGGCTTAAAAGAAAGTTCCTCTAGACTTCGTGCGGTCGATAGGGATTGTCCGAGATATCGCTCTAAATAAAAAATCTTTTTCTTAACAGGGTCAGACTTATCGGCGTAATGATCTTTTATTGCCTCAGTAGCTTTTTTCTTGTTTTGTCTGATGTCCCTAACAACGGCAAGCTTTTCACCAAAACCAAGTTCGTCGTAACCTAAAATATCCGCACCATCCACCGACAAAAGAACCGCAATCCAATTTCTTAAAGTTTGAACCGAAAAACCAATTTTGTCCGATATGTGAAATAGTAAAAACCTTTCTTCATACCCGCGTAGATCAAAATGACCGCCAAAACACTCGGCTTTCAGATTAATTATTTCGGTAGCAATCAAGTTTCGAAACTCATCAGCATCCTGAATTATCTGTGATAAGCGGCTTACACATTGATCTATTAAATCAAGTTGAAAACTAGATAATACGCCGACTTCTTTTTTCTTGGTTTTTTCTAGGGTCGCATCACTCATCTAAAATGATCCTTCTGTTTTTGCCAGTTATCGATATTTTGGATTAATCGTTTACGTAAAGTCAGGGCGTCTAGGATAAACGCAATTGAAACAAGTGCCACGACCACGCTTGCAACAGCTAATAGCCAAAACCACAATTTCATTAGCGGTAAAGTAATGGTGATCATTGGTAGATAGTTTCACTTGCGCGAATAACTTCTTTTTTCAAATCCTGTTCGCAGATAGCGCGGTCAGTTTCGACGAGTAAAAGCTCCTCACAGAGATGAGTGTGCAGCGTGTAAAACTTAGTATGCTCGATACCCCACCGATCGATATCGCTCGCAAAACGATGCATCGCATCAAGTAGTTTACCAATAGCCGCAGATTTCTCGTTTAGATAGCTGAGGCTCGCCTCGATCTCGTTAACACCGGTCGGCATGTAATGAAATTCGTCGTTAAACATTTTAACTCCTAAGCATCTTTAATATGCATACGGATAATATTGCGGGCCATAGAAAGACATTCACGGTGAAGTACCATATTGGGGCTGGTAAGTCTGGCGTCGTGTCCTGAGACCTTCCAACGAGGGCGTGTATTCCCAAAACAAAACCAATTGAAAAATAAATAAAAACGTAGTCCATATTTTGTTCACCAATAACCTAGATACAAATATAAAGCGTGACGGTCATCGTCACTTGGTTTCGTCGGCTTTAAATAGACCGGTCGCGGGTCCGGAACTAGTTTCATCCAAGGCCCGTATTCTTGATCTAATTCGTCCTGCGGGTTGAGCCTCTTGTGGGCTATCTCCACTGCTTCCTTGACTAACCGATTCACTAATTGTTGGTTCACTTTTTACAACCTCCGGCGTTGGGGTTTTCGGCTCTGGTTTCACTTCAATAATATTGTGCTCATCGTCAACTTCAGCGCCCATCTCCTCGGGAGTATAGGAAACCCCAGATAGACAATCAGGAAACACGGTTCTTGCAACGTGACCGATACAGCGCCATTGCAGCATTACTTTGGGTTGTTTTTTCCAGTTATCTTTATTTGTCAAACCAAGGCGTGCGGCGTCCTCGATCGTGAAAATAAACTTGGTAACTGTATCGCCGGGTCTTGCGGCTTCAATCTCACAGGATTTATCGTCACTCTTAACAACGCGAAATACCGCACCTGGCAGTTTCTTGTGGACCATTGCTTTCATTGACTGTGGTTTCTGAGTCGGCTTACCCTGGATCACGTCAATCGATTGGATTGACTCCATAGGACCCATACCAAGTTCTTTACCGTACATGATCATCGCCGTAGCTTTTTGCCATGTATTAATCGCAGTCGGTAAAAATCCCGACTTAACCAAAGTGTCGGCTTGGTGCCGCAGAATATCCCAGTCGCTTAAAGGCTGTTTTACTACTACCGATTGTTGCTCATCTGCCATTATCCGCCCCCTCTTTTTTCTCTAATCCAGTTATAAATAGTGTCTTTCGCTATACCTAATTTTTTACACGTCGGAATAGCCCCGATCGCTTTCGCCTCGCTTAAAGCAAATTGTTTAAAATCTTCGGAGTAGTTTTGTCGTTCGGGTCTAAATCCCCGTTTGCGCCAACGTTGGATAGTGCGCGCTGTAACTTTATATTTTAACGCTGCTCTATATAGGGGTAGGTCTTTCCAGTCCTCTTGCATTTACCAGCCTCAAAATAATTATTTGAGGTTGTATACAATTGTATACGAGGAAACTCAAGGCTTTTTGAAGTAGAGGTTGGCTTCTTCAATGCGGCGGTTAGTCAAGCCCCGCACGGTATTCCCGCCAGCTTTATTCCAGCGAGCGAACTCGTCTCTAATTTTGGGATTTTCCGGCAATATATTAACAAGCTTAAGAAGGGTCGATTTACGTAAATTATCAGACCCCACGTTATAGGCGAACGAGGTTAAAGCTGCCATTTGGTTATCGTTAAGCGGCGGCTTAACCAGGCTATCGACGTAGTCCCAAAAGTGGGAAACCAGAACCATCAGAATATAATCCGCAGTATCAATCCCAATATCAGGATCTTTCATTCGAACGGGTGAACCGTCAGCATAATACCTAAACCCGTAGCCAATCGTCGGATAACCGGCTGAACATAGATAGGGCGCAGATTTAAAGGATTCCCATTTCTTGATTAGATCAAGGCAGAACGGCGGAACACTAGGTAGGCTTAGCTTCTTTTCTGACATTGGGCCTTAATCCTTCTAGGGCTTGTTCAACTAATTCGCGAACAACAGAGCTAATCTTTAGCTTTCGCGCTTTTGCTATTGCTTCGATTTGAGCGAGTGTCTTACGCTCTATTCTAGCATGCACGACAGTTTTATATTTCACATCGACCTCAATCTTTAGATGAGGGGATTGTATACAAAACTCTGGCGGGAAAATAAAGTGAAACGCGTTAACCCACATACAGAGTTAATCAGAGCGGTTGAAAAGCTAGCGATGCTAACCCCGCACGTCTTCATATGGGTCAACAATACCGGCGCCGGGATGCTAGACGGCAAACGCTTTGTCAAGTTCGGACTTAAGGGCTCATCTGATTTCATTGGCATGAGCTCAGACGGGGTAATGCTCTGCCTAGAATGTAAAACCGGCGATGCCCGCCAAACTTTCGAGCAACGTCAATTTCAAGAACGCGTTCAAAAATTAGGTGGTCGCTATTACATAATTCGGTCTGTAACCGATGCCGTTCAAGTATTTAACCAGCTTAGACCTGCTGCCTGACAATTATGGTAAGTAAAATGATCGGTATATCGAAATTAACCGCCGAATTCGAGTTATCGAGGATCACACATCGAAAAAGCAAAGAAATTTCGATATGTCAATTATGGTAAGTAAAGATCTCTCTTGATAACTCAGCCGGGATCGGCCAATATTTCGAGCACTATCCACTAAAAATAAAAACCCCGAAGCGGCTAACTTCAGGGCTTAAAACCACAAGGACTTGTACTCCCTATGGATGAAAATCTTGATCCTACTATCTCAGAATCCCACGACGATGCAAATAGTTTTGAAGAAAACAAAAACTTAGGTTGGGTTAAGCTTTATAGATCCGTGCTTCAGAATAATCTTTTTGACGACCACGCCGTCCTGGCTGTTTTCATAAAAATTCTTCTTTTGGCGTCACATAAACCATATCGAAAAGTTCACAAGGGTGGTGTCTATTTTTTGAAGCCAGGCGAGGTTTATTGCTCGGAAAGTTTCCTTCAGAAGTCACTCAAGCTGAGCCGAAAACAGGTCCAGCGCGTGATTCTTCTTTTGGTGAAGTGCGGCGTAATAACGAAAAAAGCGAACAAGCAAGGGACAATAATTTCAGTAAATAAATGGGATACTTATCAGACAAATGAAAAATCAGAGGAACAACGAAGGGACAACGAAGGGACAACGAAGGGACATAATACAAGAATTAAAGAAGTTAAGAATGAAAGAATTAAGAATAAAATATATCTCGCGCAGCTCACCGCCCTACAGGCGGGTTTGTGTCAAAGTTGGATTGAATTCTCTAAGACACAATCGAAAACCAAGATCGACCCCAACCCAGAAGAGTACGCCAAAGCAGTCCTCGATATCGAGCGCCTTTGTTCAATTGATACGCAGCGCCTAATCGATGTCCTGTCGTTCGTTAGGAGCGACCCATTCTGGGCACCCAACGCGATATCGCTTCCCCGGCTTCTCGGCAAAAGCAAAACCAACGGCGTCCGCAAAATCGAAAATATCTTGCAATCCATGGATAGGTTGAATAGTGAGCACGTTGGCATTCCTAAGCTGACCGAAGAAGCCTTTAACCAATGGGTGGCTAAAAATGGAACTAAATGAGTTTAACCAGACAATCGCCAGGATCCACGACGCGTTTCCCCGAAAGACCTACAGTCATGACCAGATGATGCGTTTATACGCTGAGGTTCGCGCCCTGACGCGTCGGAACTTTGAGGACGCGGTAATATCACTCCTCGACAATTCGTCGTTCCACCCGACCGTTAACGCCATTAGACAGGCTTGCTATCCGTACCTTCAAAAAATGAGGGCTGAAACCCGCGCCTTTACCGAATGTGGCAAGTGTTATGGTAACGGCCAAATGGACGTACAGACCTCCGATTTTAAAAGGATGGCGATTGCCTGCCCATACTGCGCAGCGGCCGATCAAAGGGGGCTTTCTCGGACCGCCTTCCCAAGGATGTCGATTGCAGAGTTCGAGTCAAAGGACAAATTAACCAAAGATTTGAACACGCTCAAAAAAAGATCGCATGTAAATCCGGCCGACTTAATCGCCTCACTAACAAACAACCTGATGAGTGCTAAACTAAAAGAAAAGCCCACAGGATCAACCGATGGCGACCAATCATGACGATGAGCAACTCCCAGTCTTTTGCCCTTTTGATGGTGCTATTGACCTGATCGTCAATGAGGACGACGGGAAGCATTATATGTTATGCCTTCAGTGCTATTCGTGTGGCCCCACTGCAGACACATACGAAGAAGCCATCGCAGCTTGGTGCGACCGCTACAATCCCGAAGACAACATGCGTGTATACCGCCGGTCCGCACGAACTATTGCTCTAGATAGCTGATCCAGCGTATACTCGGCAAAACAATCCGAGAAAACAAAATGGAACTAGTTCTTAGCATTGCATTCGTAGCGCTACTTGCCATTGTCGTTTACGTACATAAAGAAACTGTCGATATCAAAAAGAAGTACGAACTACGTAATACGGGTCCGTTCAAATCCCACGAAGAAGCCGTGACCGAGGCCATCTCACCCCGGCCAAGACAACTAGACCGCTGTGTTACTCAGATCGGTAGGAGGTTCTAGGTGGCTAATCCACGTTATGACTCCCTTGTCGCATCAAGCACAGCAGCCACCTCGTTCACGACATCTTTCGAGGTACTAAATTACAACCAATGTGCAGTCCAGATTATATGGACGGGTCTTAATACCGCAGTCGGAACGGTGAAGCTTCAGGCGAGTAACGACGGCCTGGCTTGGGAAGACTTAACCGCTCTGCCCTACACGATGACCTCAGCTACTGATAACCACATATTTAATATGTACGAGATTGGCTATGCGTTTATGCAGGTAAACTACGCCGCTGTTTCAAATACGACCGGCGCGGTTACGGTTAAAACCGTTCGCAAATCCTTTTCATAGGCTAGACCATGCCCGTTCACGACATAGTCACAAATGAGCCAAGCAGGGGTAGCTTAACCGGACCACCATCAGGACCAGGTGCGTCAACGGATAATGCGGTAGTGCGCTTTGACGGCGCGGGCGGTAATACCGTACAAAATAGCGGCGTCACGATTGACGATAGCGGGAATATAGTTGGCCCCGCGAACGTGTCCGGTTTGTCATTTACCTTTTCGGGTACCGGCGGCGTTAGGATGACGGCGCAAACCTACATCGGCACTAACTCAATCCTTTGTGGAAATAAAGACGACGCCACCGCCAGTAACAACGCCCAGTTCGTTGTGCCCGCTGCTTTCTGGGTTGTAAGCCGCTGGGGCACTGGTACTAACTTTGACACCTACGGGCGCTGGTCTGCAGCATCTGGGCTTAACCTTGCCTTTAATAGCAACCTTTCATTTTACGACGGGTTTGTCTCAACCGGCTCGGCTACGGCACGGTTTCGCCCGATCGGGACCGCCAATATTTCATATGACAATGGCAACCTAGGGTCAGCGACTATTCAGGGGCCGCTAGCTACAGGATCAAACTCCGCAGCAAATAATTTAATACTTGGGCCGGGTGTATCAACCGGTAACGCGACTCCGGGGAATCTGATTATCCAAACCACAGTTGCCGGGTCATCGGGCTCGACCGCGCAAACCCTTACGACCCTCGCGACGTTTGGAAACAACGTCAGTAACTTTGCTGGCCAGGGTATTTTTGTTTCCGCCGGCCAGTGTGTTATCAGAGCTAACGGACAGATCTATTGGGATACGCGCACCGTTCTAAGCTCCCCCGCTGACGGTGAGCTAAAGGTCGAGAAGTTTGACGGCACCGATTTGCTCTATCTAGACGCAGCGGCAACAACGCGCAGCCTTGGCACAACGGCCTTTTTACATACCCCGAATCTACAAGTAGATGGCGATAAGATAGATTTTTCAAACCTACCGACATCAGATCCAGGCGTCCCCGGACGTCTATATAGGACAGCTGGTGCGGTTATGATTTCACTATAGGAAAAACCATGGCAAACCAAATCCACGTTACTAAAATCACCGCAGCCCTAGAAGACCTGGCTAAAGCCGCTAAATCGCTTAGGGCCGTTATTGAACAAGGCCTAGATTACAACTCAGCCATCTCAGTAGACTGGGCTGAAGTAGATACCGATATCCCGGGCTCTGTAACAGGCGGTGTTATAACGGGTAAAAGCTACACGCAAACCGATATATCTAACGCGATCGGGTCACTTGACGCATACCGCACCTATTGGAATACCCACGGCGGAAACCTCGAAAAACTAACCGATCCAATCGTGTGAATAACATAACCCTGACAAGCCTTGATGGTAAGCCGATCATCGTAAACCTCGACCTAATCGTGATCTACGAATTCGGCCAGCCCACCATATTAACCCTAGTCACCGGGTCCAGGGTCCCTATAAACGAGGGCTTTGAGGACTTGAAGAAATGGATAAAATTACTCAGGTGATAACTTACCATAATTGTTAGGGTGTTTATTTTCCTTGAGCTGTAAGGTTTTCGCGGCAGATGCCGAAAAGAAGATCAATAGCACAAAGGAGACCCTGCTATGAAAAACCTTAAGTCATACTCAATCGTTTTATTAACCCCTGTCTTAGTTTTGATGATTATCCTATCGAGTGTTTTAACGGGCTGTGGAGCTGATAGCGGCTCAGGTGGCGCAACGGTATCGGAAACCGAGGAAAACGCCCCAGAAGCCGATTCTGACGCATTAAACAGTATCTCAGTCGCGATGGCCACTAAGCTACCGGACTGTACCGCTGATAACGATACCCAGCTCGCTTATGTGCGGTCTGAGAAAGCCTACTATCTATGCGACTCCGGTAACTGGTCTGTACTAGACGTAATCGCTAAGGACGGGAAAGACGGTGTTGACGGTCAGGACGGCGTCACAACTGTTATTGAAGAAGAAGCTACAAACAAGAAAAACCAATGGGTGGACCCCATCACTGGTAAACAATGGCTAATCGGTGGTGGTGGTGATTACGCTCAAGCCGTAGCATCCTGTACAGGTGCCTACCACTTGCCTACATGGACCGAAGCCGTCGCGGGTATTAACCACGGTCTACGCGGTATCGCGGCCTCAATCCCACAAGGTCAGAACTTCTGGCTTGTAAACTCAGATTTCTGGTATGCAACCGAAACTGCGGGCCTACCAAATAAGTTCCAGGTCCTAGCAACAGCCGGATACAACATCTACTGCGTGAAGTAACGCAGGGTCTTAAGGTTAATCAGTGGGTAATCCTGAAAATGGGTTGCCCACTATTCGTTATTTTTGTATACAAATTCGGTCGGAACAGGGTTTAGGTTTAAAAACCGTCCAAGAGCAGTCGTAAAAAGCCCTGTTTCGGCTCCCCCCAACTATTACGTTGACTACACGGCCAATCTAATATAGGTGCGTCCCGAAATACTCGGGACTTATAATGAAATGCGGAACCGACCTAGCCTGCACATTTCTTCGGACCATGCTCGACGAATACGAGCGGGCACTAAAGTTCTATGCAAACCCCGATAACTGGGATAACAACGCCGCCGCATCAGACAAGGGAGCGATCGCACGTGAAATACTCGAACCCAAAAGAGGGCAGCAGGATAGGTAATGGTTAATCGTTTTTGTATACTTTTCCCACCAGATGGCTTATAAAAAGTCAAACCTTCTAATATACTAAAAACATGACACATTAACCAACACGGTTAATTTATGGCAGGATTTCGGCACGATGACCAAGAAGGACACCCGTTTCAAAAAAGGACAGTCTGGAAACCCAGCTGGCCCAAAGCCTCTACCTGAGGATATCAGAGAAGCAAATAAACTCACCAAGACGATGATCATGGAAATACTCGGGCAGTATTTATCTATGCGCGTCGAGTCGCTGAACCACATTCTCACTGATGATACGAAACCAGTATTCCACCGCATGGTCGCATCTGTTGCTAAGATTGCAATTGAACAAGGCGATCATCAGAGATTAAATTTCTTCATGGATCGAATTGTCGGAAAAGTGACGGACCGCGTTGAGCATAAAGGTGCAACTCCCGTGCTTATTTCGTATTCTAATGGTGAGCAAACTCTACTAACCACGACAAAAGACGAGGACTAATATGAGCGCAATTAACCCCAAGAAAATAGATAAGCCTGATCAGTCAGATAGTGCATCTGATGCGGCTATTGTGGTTACTAAACCCGCTGCAGGTAGCTCTTCTCCTGTTGACCGTCGCATGGGACTAGACCAAGATAAGGCAAAGAAAATCAGTGATTCGTTCAAGAAAGTTTTTTAGTTAACGTTATTGTTAAATTTTATTTGTTAGAAAGTTTGATTATGATCCCACCCGTACACGAAGACCGCGGCGAACTGACGCTAGAAATGTCAGCACAATTACGTCAAGAGCTGAATGAAACAACTATCGAGTTTAGGCTTGAGGAGGCATGTAAACGACTGAATATGCCAGCTCCCGGGCGTGGCGATATGTTTGTTGACGCGTTAGCAAAAGTGGCTGATGCGCTTGAGTATGCTGCCGATGAAATTGACTCATTGAACAACCAGATTATGGAGGCGAACGCATGACCTTTATCGTTTGTGAGGTGGGTAGCAACTGGACCAACCTACAAGACTGCCTAGATAGCATCGTCGCTGCGAAAGAATGCGGTGCGGATGCGGTCAAATACCAACTTTACACACACAGAGAACTATACGGATACGACGGCGAGATGGATGGCGAGTTACCTTTCGAGTGGGTCCCAATCCTTGCTGATAAGTGTAAAGAAGTTTCAATTGAATTTATGTGTACGGCTTTCTCGCCCATTGGCTATCAAATGATAGATCCGTATGTAAAGCGGCATAAGATTGCGAGTGCGGAGACGAGTGATCCAAATATTTGGGAGATGGTTGTGTGGCTTAGCAGGCCGATTCTGTTTTCGACGGGGGGAAGTACGTTTCAGGAGATTATGGAGCCGTTTGAGCTTTATCCAGAAGCAAACCTAACCGCCATGTATTGCGTTTCTGTCTACCCGTCGGATAATGCCTGTATATCAAAAGCGGGAGTAGATAGACTGCAACGTCGTCTTGGTAACAGGGTGGGTTATTCTTGCCACACAACTACAGGGCAAGAATGTTTCGCCGCAGCTCAAATTGGGGCGACGGTTATAGAGAAACATTTCAAGATTAGGGATATGAATACACCCGATAACCCACACTCGATATTGCCAGAAGAATTCAAATTTATGGTTTCGCAGATACGGTCTCTTATACCCGACGAACAATATATATTCCCGAACCCCGACGAAGCCGACTTCATCAAGTACTCTAAACGTAGGTGGGTGCCTGAATTGAATGGGTATTATAGGACGAAGAAAACATGAGCGAACCAACCGAAATAACATCCTTCAAATCAGGCTTTATCGAGCGCGTACGTGGCTTAGTCAATAACGAAGGTTGCAAAGTCCTACTTGTTAAAGAACCCTACCTAGCAGAGCAATTCTCTCGCCTTGGGCATGAGTTTTTCCTTGAGAGTCAGTGCTACGTTATCGTGGTTAAAGACTTTGATGATATAAAAGAGCTAGACGAGAAAATGATGGAGGCTGCGGGGTGGGTAAAAGCCGAAGCCGAAGCTAAGGCTAAGATCCATTTGTTAACGTAAATCACAAAGGTCACGGATGACCGAACCGATAACATTCGTTCCACATAGTCTACCCCAGGAACTGGCACTACGTAGTAAGTGTCCTATCACAGTACTGGCAACCGGGGTGCAATATGGAAAAACAACAATCGGTGCGTTGTGGCTAATGCAGCAAATGCATATGAATACATCGGAAACTGACAATTTTATTGTTTTATCCCCAACGTACAAAATATTAGCTCAGTCAACATTACCACCGATCTTGAGGTTTATGGATGGATACGGAAACTTCCACAGGCAAGACTCTGTGTTTGAGATGCATGGCGGAGGGAGATGTTATTTCCGAACTGGAACGGACCCTGATTCTATCGTCGGTATCACCAACGTTCGAGCAATATACGGGGATGAGGCCGGACTCTACAGTCTGTATTTTTGGGAAAATATTCAAGCTCGCGCAGCTTTTAAAGGCGCACCAATACTGCTCACGACATCTCCCTATACCTTAAATTGGCTATTTAAAGATATTATTCGACCTAAGCAACGAGATCCAAACTCAAGGCCCGACGTTCTTTATCTAAAAGCTAGATCAATCGATAACCCGTACTTTCCTCGTGACTACTATGAGCGCATGAAATCAACCATGGAACCATCACGGTTCAACGCTATGTTCGGCGGTGAGTGGAATAAGATGGAGGGTCTCGTCTATAAGTGTTTCGACGAGGACTCGAACATGATCGAGCCATTCCAGTTACCAATAGGTACGAAGTATGTAGCTGGTATCGACTTTGGTACAACAGCCCCGTTTGTTATCGTAGTTCGTGCAATTACACCCAATGGCGATCACTTTCAGGTAAGCGAGACCTACCGCACAGGTTTAGGTATCACCGATATGATTGCGATCATTAAAGCGAAGCTGCAAGCCTACCCAATTAAGCTGTTTTATTGTGACCCGTCAGAACCTGGCTACATCTTAGAGATCAACAGGGCCATAGGTAACAACGGATCTGCTGCGGTGCCAGCCGATAACGATATCAAGGTAGGAATAGACCTACATTATGCATTAATAGCATCACGTCGTTACAAGCTATTCAGGGGTGATAATAAGCATACTGTAGACGAGTACGAGACTTATCATTATCCTGCAGATAAAGAGATCAAAGCAGATAACGATATTGACGACACATTGCCGGTCAAACAAAACGACCACGCAATGGACGCTAACAGGTACATCACGTTGGCGACGTATACAGGTGAGCATCGTAAGAAGCCGCAGGTTATTTCTCAAAGTGATGACCGCAAGCTATCGATACACGAGCGCATGGAGCGCATTAGGCGACCTACAAGGAGTTCCTCGGGATGGTAGATATCGATACGATTACATATCCCATTGCTAGATGGGACGCTGATAATGGTGTTTCCATATCGACCATGGCTAAAGTTGAGCGCGATCATATCTTTTTTGTACTTAAGTACCATGAAGGCAACAGAACCAAAACCGCCAAGACCCTCGGCATAGGCATCAGAACCCTGCAGCGTAAGCTTAAGAAATACCAAGAAGCGGGGGCGATCTAAATTGCCTACGTACCCATACTCTTGTCTAAACACCAACTGCGACCATCACTTCGATGTAATCAAATCAGTCCGAAACATCGAGGACCCTGAAACCTGTCCGAAATGCCAGTCGGATAGCAAGCGCTATCTGGTTGCGGTAAACTTTAATGGGGCCTCTGATTGGGATAAAGCCGAGTTCAACGCTGGGCTGGGGTGTGTCGTAAAGAATGCTAAGCACCGCGAACGTATCGCTAAAGAACGTGGTTTAATCGAAGTCGGTAACGAGGACGTCAGTAAAGTCATGGCGTCACAAGAGAAGAAACTGAATGATGAAGCCGACGCCCGCACAGAGAAGTCCCTTGAGCCCGTCGAATACGCAATGAAGAAAATCATCAGGGGAGAGAAAATAGAATGAGCTACGGCACAGGTCAGCTAGACCCCAATAGTCCACGTCCGCAAGCAACCGAAGGAAACGATGAGGCTAATCCGACCCCTGAGGAGCTAGAGTTAGCTAAGCAGGTCGATAAGCT